GAAGGTCAAAAACATTTAATTGTGTATTTTGATGACTTCATTAATTTTAATTTTAGTAGCTTTATCTTTTACTTTAGAATTTAAATCTTTTAGGGTTGATCTTATTTCTGAGGTTTTTGTGTTATAAAATTCTTTTAAACGAGGGGTATTATCAATGGAAGTAATTAATTCTTTTAATACTTTTTTTTGGTTTGGATTTAAATTATCATATTTTCCATTAAATTTTTCTAATAATATTTTATAAGTTAATATTCTAAGATCATTATCATACTTTTTATATTCTTCTAATACATTTTGTTTTATTTCTTTATTTTCTTTTGGGGATGATAAGTGTTCTAAAATGGTGATTTTATTGTTAATTTCTTGTTCTAAATCGGTGGGATGATCTTGTGCCTTAATCTCTAATAAAGTATAAAAAGCAGCTTGAACCTTGTAATGGGGGAGATTATGTCTAAAAAATTTAGTCAAATCATAATGTTTTTTAATCTCATTAATTAAATTATATTTTTGTCTTTTTAAAGCCCCTCTATTTAAAGTTGGAAGAGAACCCAATAATGAACTAAGAATCACTGTTGATTTAGCTTCTGTTAGGTTTGTTCTCTTAAATAGAGTATCGTAAAACTTATATTCTTTTCCTAGTTCAGTTTTAACAAAATAATCTTTTAATATATTTTTTGCTTGGGAATCTTTACCATCAAGGGTATCGGATGTAATTTGTCTTACTAGAAGTTCAAAAAGGATACCTGTATTTTTATACTTCGAATGTTTTATCTTCATTCCTTCAATTTAGGGTTTGGATATAAATATAATGAAAATTGTTATTCACGTAATTGGGACTCATCCAGTAGTTTTTCCTTCTTTTGGTCCCCTTCAAATACTAATTGTTTACCTGATTTGTGGGATCTTGGTGCTTTTTTTAACATCTCTATTGTTTCTAAAGCTAACGGGGATCCACCCTTAAAATCAGATTTTATTTTAGTATTATCATTATAATCTTTTTTCATCCCATCTACCCCCAATCTGTCTTTACCAAAGGCATTGTCTTGTGTGTTTCTATCTGTAGGTGTTTCTTTTGGTCTGCCTAATGTTTCTTTTTCATTATACCCAGGAGGGACATTAGCTGGGTCAGATTGCATTCTCCCCACACCATATAATGAAGCTAGATCATGAGGAGTGCCATAAGATTTTCCTGTTTCTGTTGGATCATTTCCTTCGGCTTCAATTTGAGCTAATCTAAATGTTCTTTTGGCATCTTCTCTTACTAAATCTCTGTATTCATCATACTGATCCTCACTAAAGTGGAAAATATTTTCATAAATCCAATCTGAAGGCATCATTTTGCTATCAATCATAGATTGAGCTAATGTCATTTTTTCTGTCATTAGAGCTACTCTTTCTTGATCATAAATAATAGATGGGGTAGTCATTCCTAACTCAAAATTTGTTAAACTTTCATCTGTGTACCCTTGTGAATATAAGTGAACTAAACCTATTTTAGTTAATTCTGAAACAACAATTCTTTGTAATCGTTCTATTGTACGAGCAAATCTAATATCCTCAGCAGCTAATGTAGCTTTACCCCCTATGTTTTCATCATACCCCAAAAAAGCTTTTGGTACTTTAAGGGCTGCAAATAATTTATCCCTTAAATACTCTACATCAGCAATACCATCATATTGTAATCCTGGGGTTGTGTCAATTCTTGTAGAAGTATCATTTCCTCTTACAGGAATATAAAAATCTTCTAACATGTTTTGCATATTATACTTTAAATTATACTCACCTGTAGTTTGGTCCATGTATGGAGTACGTTTCATTTTGGAAATAGTTTTTTGCATAAAATTTTCTACTTCTGCAGGGGGGATGTTTCCAACATTAATATAAAAAATTCGTTTTTCAGGAGCACGGACAATTCTGTGGATTAACATAGCATCCTCCATTAAAGTATATTGTTTGAATAGTTTACGAGCAGGTTCTATATAAGATCTACCATAAGGTAAGAAATTTGTATCTGTAATAAGTCTAAAATGAGCCATTTCATAATTATCAAATATAATATCATTTTCATTTTCAGTATTAGGAACATCATAATACCCATAACCTCCTACTGATACCCCATCTGGATTAAATCTATATTGTATAGCCGTGGGGTTTTCAGGGTCTGCACCTTCTATTCTTTCTATGTGAAAAGCATTATAAGGAATAACATTATAAACTCCAAACTTTTCTGATATTTCTAATTTTAAGAAAAAATCACCATACTTACACATATTACGAATCCAAGGCCATAAATTAAATTCTACGTTTAGAATATCATAAAATAAATTATATAATATTTTTTGAATATTTTCATCAGGGCTCTTTATTTGGAGAACTTCACCCATATCATTCTTTAAGGTACTTTCATCTGATAGGATATCCAAAGATGAGGCAATAATTGCATCAGTATCCATTGCATCATATTCTGAATATAGTTGGGGTCTTAATGTTTGGTAGTTAAAGTTGCTTTGATACCCATATAATGAAGTGGGAGATGTCGTATAAATTCTATTAAATCTATCAACTAAGGCATTGGTCTCATATTTACCCGATCTTTGGATCATATTAGTATCCATAATCCTTAACTGGTCACCACCTTGGTTTCTAATTATTACATCAGTTGAAAATAATCTTTTTAATCTTGAAAATAAACTTGTGTTTGCCATTTTTATATTATTATATTATTATAAATATTATAAAAGCCATCTAATATCCTCTTTTCCTTTAGAATAGGGGTTATCCATTTGCCATTGATCTTTTTCTTTATCAAGAGGAGTATAAACCCCCCCATAGGGGGTTTGATTTGTTTTAATACTATTTAACATACTCTTAGTTAAATCGATTCCATGTTGTTTAAATTTAAAAGCTGTATCTCTCATATACATTGCCACTCCAAAACTCATAACTAAATCATCATGGTATCCGGGTTGAGCTTCAGGTCTTCCATTTTTCCAAATAAATACCTTCATTTCTTCTATTAATCTTTTAGATTGAATTACAACTCCTTGATCCCCTAAATATTCTTGGAATTTACTTATTATCATAGGTCTAACTTTAGAAGTCATAGTAAATCCAGCTACCATTTTAGAAGTATCCATATATTGATCAAAATATGAATCTGCTCTTATTTCTCCAAGCTTAGGTGAATAATAAAGATTATTATAATCCCTATCTATTACGGTTTGTACTGTTGACCAACCTATATTTGCATTTTCTATTACCAATAAAGCATTATTATATTCAGTTGCTATTCCTACTAATAAATGCCCAAATTCTTTTGTACCAATTTGACCTTTATATTCACCAATTTGAATATTATTTTCAATATCAATAATATGAAATGCAGAAAAATCCTTACCATCACCTCGGGCAACATCAGCTACTACCATATAGGTTCTTGAATAATCACAAGGTTCCCAAACCCACAAATTTTGATCAACTCCTCTTCTTTCTAAAGGTTCTTTAATATAAGTTTTTTCATAAAAATCAATATGTTCTGAGTAGAATACAGTATCACCTGAGGTGCTAAAGTCACAATCACAATTATGTACTACCCCATACTCAGTAACATAAGTATGGGTTGATTCTACTTCTATATTATAAACTATTTGGGTTGATTTGTTGAGATTGATTTTTAATTTAACATAGGGGGAGGTGTTGAATTTGAAATTAGAATTAGACTCACTTTTACCCATGGTGTTTTTACCTTCCCAACCCTTTATTCTATCACTAAATATTTTTGAATTAGAATCAATTTTGCTTTTGGTCCAAGTTAGAGTATAATGAGGTCTTGATGAAGTATTTCTTGGGTTTTGAGATTTGCCCTCTTTTATAGTAACATTATGGATCCCTAATAAATTTGAAATGTATAAAATATCATAAATTAATTTTTGGGAAGTTAATAATAGGGAAATATTATATTCATTTTTTAACATCCCATCCCCAACTAATACCCCATCCATTATACCCCTTAAGGTTTCCAAATTGGAATTTTTATAAAAGAAGGTACTTAGACTTTTTTCATATGATAATTTTCCACCTTGAATACATAATTTTATAAAATTATTAAATATTTGATCTTTTATATATAATTTACTGCTACCCTCCCAAATTTTGGAGGTATAGTAAGAAAACCTATTAATATTAAATTTATTTTCTAATATTCTTTCTATTTCAAGGGGGAAACCTTCCCTTTCAGTTTTTCCATTAAATGAAAATTCTACTTTGTTCTTAGCCAAGGATCCTTCAGATAAAAAACACCCCACTAAAAAACCTAAATCATAATCAAATTTAATGTTTCTGTTTACCTTACTTGTTTTTGTTAACCATAAATGTTCTTTATTAACTTTTAAAGGGAAATATTGTGGTGAATTGGAAGTTATATACTTTGATAAGTCCAGTGTAAGGGGTTGTGTAGGATATTTTACCTTAGGGAATAAATTAACCATATTCCCGCTATCCATTAGGGATTTAACCTCTTCAAATTCATTATGTTCATTATAGAAAGGGTGATTCAAGGTGGTATATTTTTGAATATTATTTATCCCCCCCTTAATTTCTACACTCTCAGGATCAATTTTACTAAAAGTATTTGAAACTTTGTTATAGGTCCCATCATGACTCAAAACACTATCACCCACTTTTATGTCTTTGATAAATTTAGGACCTAATTTTGTGTAGATTATAGTATCCCCTGAAAAACATTCTTGGGCCGCCATTCTAGGGTTACCTAATAATTCATCTTGTCTATCTCTCCATTCTTGATCTCTTTCAGGATGAACAAACCAAGGTAATTTTATAGGTAAAAAATCATTTTCTTTATTCTCTGCTCGAACCCAGGTTTGATGAAACCAGTTTCCAGTACCATAAGGCGTACTCAATACAATACAACCCCCACCCGTTGCCAAAGTTTGTTGAGCTGAAGCCCAGATTTCACCTATACTATCAATAAAGGCTGCTTCATCTACTATTAGTAATGATACAGATTCTGATCTACCTGCATCTGTAGCTGCTGAAGTTGCTTTGATTTGGGATCCGTTTGATAATCTTAAGGTAAGTTTATTATTTTCATCAGCATCTATTTTAAGCCATGAGGGTAAATTATCAAACATAAATTTTACTTTTGTAACCATATTTTTAGCTGTATCTTGTTTTGTAGCTATACAAAGTACATTTTTATCACTATGAAAAACCATTAACCATAAAGCGTACCCAGCACTCAAAGTTGACATTCCTATCTGTCTTGATTTTAAGATTAGAGTATAAGGGTTTTCTTGGAATAATTTTATTATTTTACTTTGGAAAGGATATAATGAAAATTGTATTCTCCCCCTTTGGGGGTGTTGGATAAAGCAGTATTTTCGCATAAAATGAGTTGGGTCCGCAGCACATTTTACATATTCTTGTCTTATTATTTGTTTTATATCGCTCATTCTATTGTTGGAGTAATATCAATAGGTATTAATATCTTTGGTTTTTTAAGATCCTTTATTTTCCAATACATTTTAAAACCAACAACGGGTTGAAACTCATTGTT